AAAGCAATTTAGATAATATACTTGACCTTGAATTATCTTATACGACTTCAACAAATGTAATTCAGGATTTATTTTCAAACCCATCGAACAGAGATTATGATAAAGATATTATTCTTTGGGACGTTGACGGCGGCGGCCGTGATACGATGAATGATATTTATAATTGGATAACAGGAGCGACCCCAGGCTCATTCCCTGGAATGTATAATTTTAATTTAACGAACGCGGAAATAGCGAAAAGGTTTTTTAACGGATTGCCGGCGTCATTAATAGACTCACTACCTCAGGGGTTAGATGAAAGATTTTTGGCTTATAATTCAGCCGTTCAATCTCAACAATATAGTAACTCAGCCACGATTGACCCTGTTATATTTGACATAGATAATGTGTTACCAGGATTTGATACTGCATCTGAATATGATAGTACAACTTCTACATTCACAGCTGGTGCGACAGGCTGGTATAGTTTTTCGTGCAATATAAAAGGTAAATGCAGAAACGATGTTTTAAATTGGTGGACAGATGTAATATTTGGATTTTATGGAGTTGTAAATTCAGCGGCCGAGTTCGGATTTAATAACTCGCCGGTTATACCGTTCATTAATGCCGATCCTTTTGGAGTTAATTATATTCCATTTCAAATAACAGGCAATGCGAATATATATTTAAGTTCAGGAGATCAGCTCACATTTAGATTAAGGATGAGCGCGGCACATTTCGGTACTGAGCTATATTATGATATTAATCCTAATTCAACTGTATCATTAACATCTTCGCCTGAATATCATTACTCTTATGCATCGGTTGACCCAAATAATTATTCGCCGGTTCGTTACGAGTTTACTCATTATATAACCGATTCTGATTGGAGGGCTATATTAGAAAATCCGAAAGGTTATTTTACGGTTTCATTAGAAGGCGGCGAAGAGTTAAGGGGCTTTATAGAGAACATAAAAAGAAATGATATTTCAGGAAAGGCTCAGGTAACATTAAATGCTAAAAAAAATAAAATAAAATAATGGGACTTACTATAATTCCTAACCAACCGGTAAATCTTCTACCAACTCCGGAAGATGCTTGTAATATAGGCGATAATAAAAAATATTGCACATTATATAATAACTCCGATGAGGCTTATTTACAATGGAAATCAGAGCCGTGCGGAAATGATTTAATGTGTGATCCTACATGGAGGGGTGGTATAAATTTAATAAGTAACGGAGCCTTCGATGAAGGTATAAGCGGGTGGACTGTTGATTCTACTTTTTCGTGGGACGGCGGCGGGCAAAAAATGCAATGCGGGGGCGGGGCTGCGTTTTGGTTTTTTCCATTGAACACGCTTTTAACATCTGTTAATTATAGTATTTCTTTTACAGTTTCTGGCAGAACGGCTGGTACTATAAGATTTAGGCTTGGTGGTATAAATGGCACGGCCGGAACATTGCGATCAACCAATTCTACATTTACAGAAACAGTAACATTTAATTTAGCATCTACTCAATATCAATTTTTAGAATTTGATTGTTCAAGTACATTCGATGGAAAGATTGACGACGTTATAATAGCCCCCGATAGCGGCTGTTCTGTTTTGGGGGCTGATTGGGGTTATTCAAGTAGCGGCCTTGTGCATACTATTGGGAATACTGATCCTACATATATCTCAATATTATTGTCTGGATATACAGGATACCAGCAAATAATAATCCATATAACAGGAATGACAACAGGGAGTTTGTATGCCGGCGATGGAGCTACAAAATTTGAATTATCAGATGGAACAACCGCTATGAATAAAAACGGTACATATACTTTTTATACTACTAAGGCGGCGGACTTCGATTTATATTTAACACCTACTGAGGATTTCGATGGAACAGTATCTGAAACTCACGTATATGAATTAAGAAGAGATTATACAATAGCTGCGAACGATTCTTTTTCTGGTGTATTTTTATCTGATCTGACTTCCTATATTTCATACTATGAAGACAGGGCAATATTAAAAATACCGGCAAATACTTTTGAAGATGAATGTATAAAATTATCTATTGTTGACCCTTGCGCGGACCTTTTCGGAGGTGTTACAAATGCCGAACTTGTAATTGATACCACATTTAGTACACCTGGAGTATGGACAAACTATACATTAGGGGCCTCTAATCTTGTAACAGGTGGTGAATATAAAATGACAACAATAAATACTCCGTCTAATAATCAAACATTTGTTTATTCAGATTTTGCCACTGGTATAACTCCAGGCTTTTATGTATTTAGGATTGAATTTAGTGTAACTGCATTTGAATCTGCTTCAAGTACGGCGTATATAGCAGTAGGATTTGGTGATAATTTGGGATACGGATTAGATCCTATTTATACACTAAACAACCCTCAGCCTAATACTACCTATACGGTATTTGTGATAGGAGAGGTTTTAAATTATCATACAGGGGTTGAAATAATGATTAGTGCATTAAGCGACTCTACAAATAATCATCATAATAACATTACTTCATTCTCATTAAAATATGCAGACGTAAACTCGGTAACAAGCATCTATGGTTATGAGTCTAATTGCCTTGCGTTTAAATCTTCGTGGGATTGCGCTAAACTTATAAAGGCTTACAAAGAATCAATAGGTCACTCTTACGGATTTTATTTCCCTGACGATTCGGGTACAATTTTTAAATTAACACAAAGAAACAGGTTTATAAAATTCAACCCAACGTATAATATTGAATCAGAAGACGCAAGATATACGGACGGGTATCGAAAATACACATACGGTGAAAAGGAAAAATTTTATGACGCAAAGTTTGATTATTGCGATGAAACGGCTCACGATGCAATAAGCACAGAAATATTAATGGATAAATTTATAATTGACGGGGCGCAATATTTTGTAAAGCCAGAAGATTATAAACCGCTCTGGGATAAAGATGAAGGGCAAAATTTAGCGCAAGCGAGAATACAATTAAGAAAATCATTATCTACAACTTATAGCAACCGATGAAAGTAGCTGACAAAGGAATATTATTAATAGCACTTAGCAACCCCTGGTATTCTAAGTGGGCTTATAATTTAGCTGTTGCAATAAAACTAAAAAGCCCATCATTACATATTGCTATTGTAAAAGATGAATCTTTTAATATCCTCGAAGAAGATGAGAGAAATATTTTTGATATAACAATAGACTGTAAAGAAGATTGGATAACCGGACCGCATGGCGTGGATTATTTAAAATGTAAGTTACATTTAGACGAAATAACCCCCTTTAAAAAAACATTATACATTGATGTAGATATGGTATTGACCATTGAAAAGAATATATCAGATATTTTCGATGAGCTTTCGGGTATTGAATTTACAATAGCTAATAGGGGGTTATGTACGGGCAATAGGCGTACTGAATGGATGGATTTGACAGAAGCTAAAAAATACGATGTAGATAATCTTTATGATATCTCATCGGAGTTTATTTATTTTGAAGAGGGATGTAGTGTATTTAAAAAAGCCGTTGAAATATACAATGAGAACAGGGTAGTGGTCGATGACTTTGATAAAGCTAAGCCGGACGAACCATACCTTGCGTTATCAATGGGGGTTAATAATATTCACCCACATATAAGCCCGTATGCACCAACATATTGGCAGCTATTCTACGCTAATAAATTTCACGAAAGAGAATTTATATATAGTCATTATGCTATGAGTTTTGGCGGGATAGGTATAAATAAGCCCGCATTAGATTTAATGACGGCATTAAATAATCACTTCTTTTACGCATCGGGGATGGACAAACAACCCTATCCTATAATAAACAAAAAAGATATATTCAGAGCCTTTAAAGAAAACAGAAGGCAATTAAGATGAAACCTACGGACTCAAAATTTAAACAATGGATAAAAGGCACTATACGCCATCCATTTTACCAACCCTCAATAGATAAGTATGATGAAATGCTTGTTCATTACATCGGAAAATATCCTGCCAAACTTATAGAGGAAAGGCGGCCTTCGGAATCAGAAACCGTACAGAAGTATAGAAAAAAAGTTTATGAATGTAAAACACTTGGTTTTTTTGGGAAGGTGTTAAGTTCTTTGCAGAAAATAAGAAAAGCACATGACTATAATATAAAATTTAAAAAGATAGAAGGCGGCAAAATAAAAGAAGATGAAACATTAGAATATTATATTACAAAGAAGTTTCCTAAATTCTATTCATTTGATAATTGGTTCTGGTCAGTATGTTTTGGTAGTTACTGTTCGGATTCTAACGCCGTTAGTGTTATCTTTATTATGAATCCCGAAAGGCAGGAAAATGAATATGCAAAGCCTTTCCCTATTATATTTAACTCCGATCAGATTTTAGATTATAAAAATGATGAATATTACTTTTTAAAATCTACTGAGATAAGTTATTTTAGTGTTAATAATAGGACGTATGAGGGTGAAGTTTATTACTACATAGATAATGAATATTATTATAAGTACGAACAGGTAAGTAACAAGGGCGAGTTTTCAATAACTGAGCTTCCTCACAATCTTGGTTATTTGCCGGTGGTGAAATTACACGGCGTTATAGAAAAAGATATAATGGGGCAAACTCTTACAAGGTCAAGGCTTTCTCCATTAATACCAGAATTTAATGAAGCTGTCAGGGAGTATTCGGATTTACAGGCTGGTGTAATTCAATCTATGTTTCCGACTTATTGGTATTATTCTTCTATAAAATGCTCGACCTGTAATGGAGTAGGTTCGATACCTAACAAGTCTGGCGCGCCTGTTAAGTGTAAGACGTGCAGCGGTAAAGGCGATTTTCCTTTTAACCCATTCGAGCATATTTCAATGGCCGTCAAACAGACCTCGGTTGGTGAAAATCCAGCTCCAACTCCGCCAGGTGGGATTATAGAGAAGGATACTAATATAATTACGATACAAGATAAGAGGGTACAAGATCATATTTATAACGGGCTTGCTGCTTTAAACATGGAGCACCTGGCACTTGTCCCTCTTTCAACATCAGGAACTTCAAAAGAGTGGGATCGGCAAGAGGCCAATAATTTTGTTTACTCAGTTGCAGAAGACGTGGTAAGGATATTAGATGAACATATCGAGGTGTTTAATGATTTAAGGTTTTCAGTAATAATACCCGACAAAAATAAGAGAGATGATATGCTGCCTGAAATAAATACTCCGTATAAATTCGATTTAACAAGTGACCAACAGATTGCAGAAGATATAGGAAAATTGAGACTGAATAAATTTAATCAAAGTATTATTACGGCCGCCGAAGTAGAATATGTTAATAGAAAATTTGTTACCGATCCTGAGCTAAGAGATATTGTCAATGCAATGCACGAGCTTGACCCGCTATCTGGGAAATCAGAAGAAGATATAATTTTAGGTTTTAGTAACGGCGTTATATCTAAGATTAGTTATATTATTCATGCTAATATTAAGGGGCTTATTGAAACGGCAAAAGAGGAAAATAACAATTTTATGAGTCTTAAATTAAATGAAAGGAAAGAAATTATTGAATCTCTTGCTGAAAACATTTTAAATCAAATGAGTTCAAGGGGTCAGGTTATGGATATGATAAGTCCGCCGGACGAATTAGAAAGCGAAAATAATATCGATTCAGACTCTGCTCAGGCCGCCGATAATTTAGGTAAGCTCCCTCTTGCAATTCAGCAATTAGCATTAGCAGCTACAAGGGCCGAAGATTCCGGGAATATAAAATTAAAAAACCAGATTGAAGAAAAGATAAAAGAATTACTGACAACAATTTAATAAATGAAATTAGATAACATTCAAAATTCTTTAGATTTTATAAACTTATCTATTAACGACTTCTTAAGTGATATTCCGGAAATAGAAAAACAGACCTTTAATAAGTTATTAGAGATAACGAAAGATTTAGAAATTCAAAATGGTAAAATAAAAAACAATGTAAAAAATCTGAAACTAATTGGAGAGATAAAAAAAGAGCTGGACAAAATTATACTATCTAAGCCATATTTAAAAAAGGTAGCAAAATTTACAAAGGCTTTCGATAAGGTTTCCGATCTACAAAAAGAATACTTCAGCTCGATTGGTGTAGAGTTTGGTACAATAAAAACCCTGGATGAATTAAAAAAAATAAACATTGATAATACAATAGAGCTACTAACAGAATCAGGTATTGATTATAATTATACAAGTAAAATAAGAAATATACTCCAAACAAATATAACATCAGGCGGTTCTTATTCTGATTTAATATCTCAATTAAAAGAAACAGAAGGGAAATTATTAAAATATGCATCCACAATAGCTACCACATCTTTAAACACTTATAGCAGGGCGTATAATCAGACAGTTGCAAGCGATCTTGGTTTTAAATGGTATATGTACGTAGGCACAAATGTATTAAAGACTCGCCCATTTTGTAGGGCAATGACTGAAAAGAAATATTTTCATGAATCGGAAATACCGGATATAATAACAGGAAATATAGATGGGGAAATAATATCACTTGCAGGATTAAATGAAGCTACCACAATAGATAATTTTACCCAGCTTGCCGGCGGTTGGAATTGTGGGCATGGCATTTATCCTATTCCAGATGCCTTTGTGCCAAAGGAAATAAGAGATAAATTACATGACCTGGTTAATGAATGAAATACTATTCACTAACTATAAAAAAACATAGTTAATGAATGATATTTAATACAAAATCTTATATATATTTATAGCTATTATAACAGTAATACAGGTGTAAATTATTACAACCAGAGCTAATGTTAGCGGGTTTATTTTTTCATCTTCTTTCATGTTTTTTTAATTTACGAAATCTACGGGGGTGCATTTATCTTTTTTAATTAACAATTCTTTTGAAGTATTAATATCTCTTTTCATTAACAGGTCGCTTTCCGGCAAGGGGTCAATGATCTGATATATTGAGAATTCGATATCGTCATATAGATACGCGCTGCTAAATTCATTATGTATTATAATGACCAACTGGGCAATATAAAAATGATACACATCTTTCATTTTTTACTATTTAAGTTTTCCCAGCTTTCAATAATTGAGTTCACTACCATACTATAATTAATACTTGCTTTATTTGCGCCTATCTTTTTCCTCTCTCTATCTACTATTATCTTAATCTCAGGGCAAAACTTTATTAAGTGAGTAGTACATTTATGAATCCTGGGACGTGGCATTATTATTTGTAATTATTACAAATCTAAAGTATATTATTTTACAATTACAATAAAGTTTACTTTTGTTATAAACAGATACTATGCCTAAAAAATTAACAGATTTTATAATTTCGCTGGCAAAGGCCGCCGGAATTCCAGACTCAAATGAGCAGATAATTAAAATAAAAGAAGCATTAAAAGATATTGATCCTGAGATCGATCCTGTTTTTGAAAATGTAATTCATACTAATTTAATGAATGAGGCGGCGGCAAAAAACAATCCAAACCTAAACTCTTATTTTGAAGGTCAGTTAAAAAGTAAACTTTGGGCGCAAGCATTAGGGCCGATGGATGACAATATACTTGAAGCCGCAAAGAACCTTGAGATTGAAGATTTAGAATCTCTGAAATCAGAGAAGGATACCAGGAAAAGACTTTCACTATTGACAGAAAAGTTAAAAGATAATTTCGAAAAGAAAGGCAAAAGTAAAACAGAAAAAATTGAGATCGAAGCCGAAAGGGCTGCGCTCAATGCTAAAATAAAGCAACTAACTGAGGAAGTCGAAAATGTTCGTAAAGAAGAGCATGGAAAGCTAATGAACGAATTAAAGGAAATAAACCTTAACTCCATGCTTTCTTCTTATCAATACGGACTTCCAAAAGAGATACCGCAGGATGTGGTAATTGAAACTGCAAAGACTTTAGTAAACCGAAAGCTAAAAGAGTCAAAAATGCAAGTCAATTATTCGCCTGATTCTAAGCAGCTCGACCTGGTTAATGAAACCGGACAAATTCCATATAATAACAATGCGCCCGTATTGTTCAAGGAGTTTGTCGATAAGGTTTTAGCCGAAGGTAATTTATTACAAGTTTCCGGTGGTTCACGCGAGGTGAACACAACAAAAAAAGAAACAACACAACCGATAGTTGACTCAGGGCAATCATCTATAAGTGAGCTTATGAACTCTCAACTTTCGGCATTTAAAAAATCATAAATAAAACATGGCATCAGGTTATGCAGCCTATATAATTAACGATATTGTAAAGGCGACCGGCCCGAACGCTCAACCTAATTTCAAGGTAGATGCTCGCGGCCTTACTAAACTGCTCTATCAGGGCAATGGATCTAATCCGATAAGAAACACAATTGAAACCGGTGAAAAAAGAGAGATCAGATATTTCTACCGGCAGCGTGCTAATAAATCTCAGGTATTAACGTCTGCTTCGAATGACTCGCATCAATGCGACTATATTCAAACTCCGGCAAGGCTTGAAACTACATTAACTGCTACAAATACTGTTAAGATAGCATACCACCTCCCTTATTCACTCATGACGAATTATGAGCACGAGGCGAATATGCCGGCTAAAATTGGCAGCTATGGTAGTGCAACTCAGGAATTGCTTGACCTTATAAAAGGGGCGGCCAATGGTTTACTTGAGAAGATGAATGAAACTCTTTGGACTTCTATCACATGGGGTGTAAACTCAGTAGCTGGAAACAACTCCGCTACTACTGTTGACTTTCCTCAAAATGCAGCCCTTCAAAAAGTTACTGCCGGTATGCCAAAGATTATTTCTGACTATAAAAGAAATGGCTTGTCAGGTATGCCCAATATCGTAACGGGTGCTGGAATTCCTTTTCAATGGTTGTCATTTAGCAATGCTATGGGTGCGGCCGCTGCAAACGGATTTGATAACAGGATAGCAACCGCATGGGGTGACTGGTTTTTAGATCAGGATGCTTCGAGTGCAGACGGCCTCTATACTTTTGAGCCTGGTTCAATCCAAATAGTTGAATATTTAGAAAACCTTTTCCGCCCTGGCAGACTTGGTGTTTCTGAATTTTTCACTATTGCGTTACCTACTGTTGACCCTTTAGGCAATTCAGTAGCTGTGCCGTTTGATTGTCAGATACGAGAGGTCGATTGCCCGACTACTCTTTATGACTCATATTCCGGCAGCTCTGGTACATACGATCGCGGGCTTTCTTTGATTATGTGGAAAAACTTCGGATTGTTCCAGCTTCCCCCTAACTCATACAGAGGTGAAGATCAGCAATACGGAGTTAACGGATCAATGCGCTATACTATCACTAACGCTGCGGCTACGTTCCCAACCAGCTAATGAGTACAACAGCATTTGACTGTTTAAGTAATGCGGTAAATGTTTTGGGTTGCAGCTCGACTGCAACCCGCATTTATCTCAACTCATTGCCAGGAATAAACTTAGAATCTATTGAGGGTATCTCAGATAGAGAGCAGGGTAATTATCTCGGTGTTATATCTGATGTTAAATCCAGAAGTTATCGAAAGTTTATTTCTGATGTTACCATTGATTTTTCAAAGCGATATAAATTAAGGCAGATTTATAGCTCTATTGATATGGGTAAGAATTTAGATTTACCTGTATCTGTTACCGCTCCCGCGTCTAATACTTATAGGGGCACTTATATTAATTTAGATTTTCCATCAACATTAGATGGGCAATATAAAAGATCTGCATTACAAAGCCTTCATATAAACAAGGCTTATTTTTATTGTCATAGTTCTGCTAATTCGTTAGATATACATTTATCTGTTTTTGACTATGATACCAATGAAAACCTTGCTACATTTTCATTAACAGGTGCATCAGATAGTTGGGTTGAAGCTACCAACTCAGTAAGTGGTATAAATGATTTTGGGCTTAATGTTTCAGGGCGCAGGATTGCAATATTAATAAGTAATGATGCTGGAGCTTATACAAATATTTCATGTTATAAAACTACCACTGAAGATTCAACCCTCAATCTAATAGATGTGCATGGTATTAATTTTACAGCGGCAGGATCGCCAAGCAAAACAAGGCCGCTATCTTCAAACTCAACATTTGATAATAATTCAAATGGCATTAGTTTAGTGTTTGGTGTTCGATGCAGTTATGAAAATATAATTTGCAATAACCTTGACTTGTTTGTGACTCCATGGCTTTATTTACTTGGTTCTGAATTGATGCTTGAGAGAATGTATTCACCTCGAAAAAATCAATGGACAATGAATAAAAAAGATGCAATGGAGTTAAAGGGATTATATGATGCTGAATATGAAAAAGCCAGAAAACAAATAATTGAAAACATAACGCTCGATGAATCAGATCCGTGTATAGAATGCGGGGCTGCATATAATTTAAAAGAATCGCCCTTTTTCTCTATATAAATGTTTTCAGTAAAAATAAAAAAACCAAAACCTATTTCGTTTAATCTTTCAAAAGAAGATTTAGATAAATATTTAAGGGCATTGGTGGTAGGTATGGCTCCTATTATAAAAGACAGGATTCACGTACAAGGATTAAAGTCGGATGAAACACCCATAGGAACTTATTCAAATTCATACTTGGCCCATAGAAAAAAAAGGGGGAAAGGTGATGACTCAAAGGTAGTATTCTCATTTACCAGGCAAATGCAAAATGATTTTGGGGCCGTTGGCAATGATCCTATAAAAACAAATAATGGTTACGGGCTTGGATTTAAAAATGATATTAATTATAATAAAGCCGATTGGCTGCAAAATGGGAAAAGAGGTTTTGGCCGCGTTTATGATTTAACTCCAAGCGAAAAGAAATTCTTATTAGAAAAAGCCGAAGAAGTGGCCAAACAACTATTTGTAAATATTAAATAATGCCATACATAGATAAAATAGTTGATCTATTAAATGATTCTTTGGCTGCAAACCAGCTAAAAGGAAAAGCATTTAGTAAGGGTCAATTTTTTGGATTATGCAAGCAGCTAAAAAAAGATTCAGGGGATTCGATAGAGCCGGTAATATATTCCATTTCCGGCCATGAAATAGACCCATTTGTAAATGATACTTATCCATTTCAAATTTATCATAGAATATTAAATACTACTTACGCTTTTAATAAGTTTGAGTTTGGAGATGGCAATGATATAATAACAGAAACGACAACAATGGCCGCCGTTGTATTTGCAATAACGGACGAGGTAAAAGAAACAGAGTCCGACCTTGCATTTTTAATAGCAACTGGGCTTTCATCTAATTTATCATTATCCGACCTGGATGGCATAAAAATAGCGAGAGCGACAATAACCCCCGTTTCAGCAAACCTAAATAGCGAGGCGGTATTTAAGCAGGAATATGGCGGGGATATAGAATATAAATTAAATCCTAAAGATATTTATTTTAGCATAAATTATACAATAGTAACAGAGGCTGATAAGAATTGTATTATTTGCGAATCTTGTTAGTTTTTATTATTTTTGTATTTAATTAATTACGGGCAACTCGGCAAGTTTATACTTGCATCATTTCGGCTCTAATCGGAAAGAGCAAAAAATAATTAAGGAAATGAAAAAAGAAAATGGGTTATTACATACCTTCCTCGAACTGTTCGGGGACAACCGTACCAGATTACGATTGTAATGATTGCCCCTCGATAGAATACGGGCGAATACGTTCGGTTGCTTTCGTTAAAAAATCCTACTACTCTACTCTTTATGCTTCTCCAACATCTACTTCTGTTTGGATGACAGGAATCCAAAACGGTTCTATTATCGTTTTGGCCAGAACATCCGGAAGCTATGATGGAGGAACTACTCAGGAGCTTGTAGGATTTGGTGACGATGCTACCATGAATGGCAATACTACGCATACTGCCGAGGTAATGGATGCAAACTATAAAAATAATTGCGACTTCTGGAATGCCATAAAGAATTCGTCTGAATACTCTTTAGTATATCGCACAAGTTCGCTTGTTCATTTTGTTTCATCCACCGGCGCAACCGTAACAATTACTCCTAATAATCCTGTTGCAGATGATATCAACTCTGTTGTAGGATGGAAGGCTAAATTGAAATGGACAAATGCTGATTCTCCTTGCTCATTCTCAGTACCTACCGGAATATTCACTAATTGCATAGTACATTCATAATACTTTTTTAGAGCCGTAACTCTTAAAAGTATTTGCTAAATAATTTATGATATGAATTATAAATTAGGGAAACAGCCGGCGACCTATGATAGGCGAACATTAAAATTTGCCAAGTATGTAGATCGGTCGCTTTTGCCAGATATACCTGATGTAATCGGTCACGACAAACTATTTGATGATAATAGCGGGTGGGGTATGCTTGCAAATGACAGATACGGTTGCTGCGTTATTAGCTCTATGATGCACCAGACTATGCTATGGAATAAGGCCGCAAAAAATAAAGAGGTGCAATTTACCGATGAACTTTGTATTGATACATATCACAAAGTCAATAATTCTACAGAGGATAATGGTACTAATATGTTAACGGCTCTTAAATATCGAAACAAGCACGGTATTGTCGACTCGGACGGAAATATATATAAGATAGGAGCCTTCGCATACCTGAACACTCACAATATAGATGAGATAAAGGCGGCCGTTTATTTATTTGGCCTTGTCGATATCGGGTTCTATGTTCCTGATTATTGTATGGATCAGTTTGCGGGCGGTCGCCCCTGGGTCGTTACCGGTGAAGGAGAAAACCAGGGCGGGCATTGCGTACCAATTGTAGGTTTTGATAAAATGTTCAATACCGTTACATGGGGGAGAGAACAAAAGATGGATATTGAGTTTTTTGCAAAGTATGCAGATGAGGCGTACGCAATAATCTCAGAAGATTATTTGAACGGTAACAAAGAAACTCCGGAAGGTTTCGACTTAGAAACCCTCAAACAGGATTTACTAATATTACAGGCTTAAATGAATTATGCTATTAATAATACTTCAAGATATTTTAAACGAAAGCATTTGGTCGAAGCTGCTCGATCACGGATTAACAATACTTTTATTGGCGGTTGCGGTCTATGTATTATGGAAAAGAGATCAAACCATGCAAGCAAAACAAGATTCTATTAATGAAAGAATGAACAATTATTTAGAAGAAGATCGAAAAGAAATGCTTACCGTTATTCAAAATAATACGGAGGCGTTCAAAAAATTCTCAGATACTTTGGAAAGTATTTTAAATCATAAACAGTTAAACAGTTAAAAAAAAATAAAAATGGAAAACATTAAAAATTGGTTACTATCAAAAACTATTTGGGGTATCATTGCAATGATTGTCCCAAATGCTCAGGAAATCTACGCAGCTATTGTTAGCCAACTAAACTCCGGCGACTTTGTACAAATAATTCAGGCCGTAATATCTATACTTGGCGTTGTACTCGCTATTTATGGAAGGTTTTCTGCAAAGAAGAAGTTATCTTTTAAGATAGATAAGTTATAATGAAATGCGTTATATATCTTATGAAAGGGAGAAAATGGAAGGACTGAAAAAAATAATAAAAAGGTTTAAGGCGTATTTATCTGTAACGACAGATAAGGACAAAGATAATAAGCCTACGAAATTTAAAAGGGTAACAAAAGTAAAAATGAGTAAAAAGAAAAAGGGCGGCAAATAAGCAGCCCTTTTATTGTTATGCTTATAACTCTAATGCGTCAAAAGTGGGATAATGTTAGTACACTTGGCCGGCTCTATTTTGATAATGAGGATGTAATGTATTGCGACCATGAAGGGAAAATGTTACCAGCCTATTCCCTCGAAGATGTTGACCGTAATTTATATGATTACATGAAAGAAAGCGAAATATTATCGGTTAAGATTCCTGGTAAAACGGCAATTCCATACGGAAGATATAAGATTGAATTAACATATTCACCGAGGTTTAAAAAAATATTACCATTATTAATTGCAGTAAAAGGATTTAGCGGGGTTAGGATTCACAATGGATCCTTTGCAAAAGATACGGACGGATGTATATTAGGTGGATTTAAATGGCATAAGTTATTTGAGAATGACGGAAGCAGTCAATTTATGATTTCAAAGTCGAAAGATTGGATGAGTGATTTTATGAATATGATTAATTATAGGGTAAGTAAGAAAGAAGAAATATTCATTGAGATAGTCAAATGAAAATTGCTTTATTATTTATTTTCATTAGTATCGTGTTTGATTTTCCTGACAGCTCCAGGAATATAAAAACCTGGATAAAAGAAATTGAGCCTAAATATAAAATAGAATCTGAGAAAGAAAATATAAACCTTAATTTAAAAAATCAGCCGGACGATCTAAACATACGGCTAAACATAGCAAACATTCAAATATCTTTTAAAGATAGTCTATTGACCGATAGTTTATTTATGTATCAATATCAGTTGATAGAAGATAACAAAATAATAAGGATGCAAACCCTCGGATTAATAATATTATGCTTAATTATTATCTTTTAATTTATCGAAATGGTAATAGAGGTAAAGAGAATATTTTACAGAAATTGGGATGAAGATGATCCCAAATTGACCGAGGTAAGATATTCTACGGTTAAAAGAGACTGGTGTATAAATCTCTTCTCTGTTATTTCGTTTGGAAGATGCGAAAGGAATAAAGACTTTTTAGAGCTTAGGATTTCAGAAGACGAACATAGATACTTTATAGATTATGATTACGATGAATTTAAAAAGTTATATATTGCATCCAAGTTATTATATTATGCTGAAATCCTGCCCGAAGATTTTGAACAGGATGAAAAATTAAATACAAAAAAAGATGAATGATAAAAATCATTTCTTTAAACTTTTAGATGAATATAATAAAAAGGGGTATTTACCTGACGGTAAAAAAATAGGAAGATCGAGGGTAAAAGATTATTTTAATCAAAATAATTATGAATTTTATGATCATTTAGGAAAAAGGGTAACTGATTTTACTAAATGGTATCAAAATTGGTATCATTCCAGGGCCGAGGTTAATATACCCCGCCTTGATAAAATAGTAAATGATCTTCATTTGCACGAGAAGATAAAAAACAGGCTCAATAGAAGAAAAGAGGTTACCTCTATTGAGCAACTATCTAATGAGTTTGATGTAGGGGTTGGTAAAATAAAACACGCCATTGAGCAGCTTCAGTCGCTTGGCCATACCGTAGAATTAAAAGGTGGGCAGGTTATGATAAATTCAGATATCCCAAAATCTGAAGAAACGAAACTAAACATTTCGAAACTATCGACAGGGGTATATAAATTTGGTTTGCTTGGTGATAATCATTTATGTTCACGGTATGAAAGGCTCGATGTTCTTAATGCTTTATATGATTACTATAAAGAACAGGGTATAACTATTGTATATAATACCGGAAACTGGATTGATGGAGAGGCTAAATTTAATAAACACGACCTACATACTCACGGCATGGATAATCAGATAAGATATTTTTTAGATACCTACCCTAAAAGAGATGGAATACAAACCAGGTATATAACCGGCGATGATCATGAGGGGTGGTACACTCAAAGAGAGGGTATAAACGTAGGCAAATATACCCAGATACTTTCTGAGGAACATGGAAGAAAAGATTTGTTTTTTTTAGGGCACATGGAGCATGACGAAATAATAAAAACAAAGAAGGGGCAAACCAGGGTAAGAATATTACACCCTGGCGGCGGTTCATCTTACGCAACATCTTACAGCGTACAAAAAATAGTTGAAAGTTATACAGGCGGTGATAAGCCAGATGTTTTGTTCGTAGGTCACTATCATAAATCTGAATATACTTATTATAGAGGCGTGCATATTGTTCAGTCTGGTACAACCGAAGATCAAACACCCTTTATGAGAAAGAAGAAACTATCTGCTCATTTAGGCGGGTGGGTAATAGAATTTTCTAATGATGACAAGGGCGCAATTACTAAATTCAAATGTGAGTTTATTCCTTTCTATGATAAAGAATATTATAAAACAGGTTGGGAGTATAAATGGTAAGTATGATTAATAAATATATTAAGTATCTATACATGACAATAATTTCATGTATAGTTTATTCAAATATATATGCATCTCATATTGTCGGGGTAGAAGTTAATTACTCATGTTTGTATAGTGGGCCGTTCGGGGATAGCCTGAAAATTGAGCTTTTAGTTTACAGGGATTGCGCCGGTATATCTTTGCCTGCTTCATTACAGGTTACAACTCAAACAGGATTTATTCAAGGGTCAATTAATTTGCCGTTAATAGGATGTTATCCGATCCCATCAAATTGCGGCGGTGTTTCGACCTGTTACGGCGGTAATGATTACGGAGTTGAAAAATGTATTTACTCAGGTAAATTATATTTTGAACATTCTACAAGTTGGGTTATAAGAGTTTATTTTTGTTGTAGAAATAGCTCTGTTACAACTGTTACCAATAATGGCAACAATACTTTTTATATTGAAAACTATCTTAATAATCAAAATGGATGCAACAATAGTGCGCAGTTAATTAACGACCCAGTTAATATAGTATGCATAGGTGTTCAGGATACGATCAATATAGGTGCTACTGATTTAGACGGGGATTCTTTAGTTTACCAATTAGTTAGACCTATGGTTTACCCTGGCAATTATGTTAGTTATTTGCCGCCGTATTCTTATAATAATTTTTTAAATGGAGGGGTTATATTACAAGGGTCTAATATTATTATTAACCCTCAATTCCAGGAAATATCTTTATATGCAGTAAAGATATTTGAGTATAGAAATGGAGTTTTAGTAGGCACTTCAATACATGACTTTCAAATATATGCAAGCCCTAATTGCAATTGTGTTATGCTTCCGGTTACATGGGGATTTATAACCGCTGAAAAAGAATCTAATTGTAATGTAGTACACTTTGGTACATTTTCAGAAATTAACTCTCAATATTTTATACTTGAGAAGTCATTCAATGGTTATGAGTTTATGCCGGTTAGTAAGATACTGGCCTGCGGAAATTGCGACTATAAAAACGAATACAATATGTTTGACTATTTACCAAATCCTGCCGGCCTAATTTATTATAGGATTAAGCAGGTTGATTATGATGGAAAATACTCTCTCTCAGATGTGGTTATAGTAGAAAATAATCCACCAAAATACAATTCGTTGTTTTTTAAATGGAATATTTTAGGACAGGAGCTAAAATAACTCCATTTGTTTTTTTTCTTCAATGGCTGTCATTATATTCTTTTTTGCTAAATCAAAATAAGACTCTTTTAATTCGAATCCAATTCCTTTGCGCCCCATCTTTACGGCCGAATATACTTCGCTACCAATTCCCATGAATGGGCTAAATACCACATCTCCCTTATTACTATAAAGATGAATAAGCCTTTCAATGGTATCTAATTGCAATGGACAAATATGCTTTTCATCATTTTCATCTCGCCCATTTCTGAATCCTTGTAATGTATTCCCGTAATCAATATCCATCCATACGGGAGATGCATATTTCTGCCAAAGGTCAACGGGTAATTCCGTATTCTTTACAGGATCATTACGAGTGCCGTCTTTTCTAAATATTAAAACATAGTCGGGTATTCCAACCCTGGACATGGTAGAATCTTTTTTAACTTGCTTATGAAGAAGCCCAAGGGCCTTAGTTCTTTGCATTTCAATAACAGGATCCTTCCATATTGTTATTCTGGATGCATAAATAAAGCCGCTATCTTCAAAACATTTTAGAATCATTCCCGAGAAATCCCTTAAGCCTATAAATCCTTCTTTACCCTTTTGTATTGGCAAATCCATACAGTGAACACATACATTGCGCCCTTGTTTCATTGCGCGGTGTAGTTCTTTTACAAGGAAAGAAAATTGAATCATAAATTCATTGTAGTCTTTTGAATTCCCCATATCTTCAACATGAGAAGAATAAGTATAAAGTTCAGCGAACGGAGGCGAAAAAATAGATAGCCCTATACTTTCGTCTTCTATTTCAGATATTAACTGAACACAATCGCCGCGCTTAATTTTATACCAATCATTTACTATTTCGGTATTATCATAGTCTTTTGTTTTCATAATATTTCCTTTTAGTGTTTCGTTTACTGCGTGACTCATTTCGTCTTGCATGATATTAAATTGTTTTTGTTTATTCTCTATTGACTGCTTTACGTTAGCCATTGTATCGGTAGTAATTAAATAAATATTTACTTCGTTATTTTGGCCGAATCGGTATGACCTTCTAATTGCCTGGTATAATCCTTCAAATGAAAAATCTAAAGATGCAAAAATCTGATTGCGGCAATTCTGATAATTCATTCCAAAGGATGCGATCTTTGTTTTACTAATAAGGATACGAAACTCATTATTTGCAAATCCTAATAAATGTTTTTCTTTCCATTCATTAGAATCTGCGCCCTTGACTTCAATTGATTCGGGTAAAAGTTTCTTTAATAGTTCACCCTCTTCATTTTGCTTAATCCAGATTATAAAGTTTTCATCGGGTCTGGAGTTTACTATTTCTACAACTTTATTTAATCGTAGTTCTTTTGTAATCCTTAACTCATGGTTAAAATTAGTAGCGGAAATAATTGCATCATTAAATAATTGACCATTATCTCTTTTGGGTGTTATTATTTTTTCTTCAATCAGATTTAGAGAAGGCAAATCATACCCATCCATATGAAATCCTATATCTTCTGGCTTATTTAGCATGATTGACCATGACCCAACGAATCTATAAAATAATTTTAATGCATGGCCTTTTATTCTCCATTTAGCTGTTTCGCCGCCATCATGAACAAAGTACATAGCAAGCATTTGATTACGGCTCATTACATCTAAAAACTCAGAATGATTTCCTAATTCCATCGGATCGTTAGGGGATGGAGTCGCCGTGCATGCTAATTTATATGGAGTACGAGAGAATAGATCAAGTATCTTTTTCTTTGTTTCGCCCTCAAAGTTTTTTAAAATACTACTCTCATCTAACACTACACCAGAAAATAAAGAAGTATCTATATTATCAAGTTGTTCATAGTTTGAAATCTGAATAGGCGATATCCCGTCATATTTTTTAACTACAATTCCAAACTTTTCACCCTCTCTTATTGTTTGGCCAGATACGGCCAGGGGTGCAAGTATTAATACGGGTTTCCCGGTGTGCTTATTTACTTGATTTGCCCATTCAATCTGCATCAATGTTTTACCCAGTCCGCAGTCTGCAAAGATCGCATACTTACCGGCTTTCAATGCCCGCTTAACTATGAATTTTTGAAAGTCAAACATCTTATTGTTAAGATCGGATTCGATAATATCAAATCCGCTTAATATATGGCTCTTTTGTTTGCTCTCTAAAAAAAAATTATATTCTTTATTCATCTTATTTCTACTTTAGAATTATAAACACTTATTCTAAGTGGCGACCCTATAAAACCAAGTCCTCTATCTTTGGTCACAATCTTTATATTATAAAGGCCGGTATCTTCTTTATATATATTGTATTGCTTCTTTCCTGTTTTAGCATCTATTAGCCCCTGGCAAAACATCTGCTTAATTACAGCTTTGTCGCTTTGTGTTAAATGGTTGCCGCTTATTACTTTTATTGTTTTCATGAGGACAAATATATGCATTTTTACATTGTACAATACATTTTGTTGCATTTTTAATGCATTTATTTTATTGTGCTGATAATCAGCATATTACAATTATGAAGAAAAAATTTAACACTTTTTATTTGGTTTGCCCTATTTTAGTGCAGTATATTTACACCATAATTCAAAACATAAACCAAAACAAAAATGAAAGCATCAAAAGTAAACCAGTCTAAAAAAATTCAAAGCCTTATTATTAAAATTGAATCCGCAAGCAATGTAATGGAATATACTTACGCATGCAGTGAACTCCTAATGTTGGTTGGCGAAAAGAAATTTAACCAAATCGTAAAGTAAATATATAACCTGTAAATATAAACCATAAAAACCAAAACAAAAATGAAAGCAAATAAAAATGCAAGGCCATCAGAGTTTAAGTTTTCAAAACAAGGTGCTCTAACAATAGGAGATACTGTTAAAACATACAACGAAAAAAAAGCAGTTGTTTTATATACAATGGACAACGGCGCATGGATTGAAACCGATAAGGGCCGTTTTCACTTTACAATGGTTAGAAAAGTAACTGAGCGTAAAAGGTTCGGAGGAACTCCAAACAACGCAGCAAGGGGTGAATTTGAAAAAAATAGTTTATACTAATCAATAATGTATAAAATAAAATGAGCAACGGTCGATACCAGGAAGAACCAGACCAGGATGAAAAGCAAAGTAAAAGAGATTATGATTTTGATAACTCAGATATTTTAAGAGAACTAAAACAAGATCGAGATGAACAAAATAAAAAAACATACAGAGAATTAAGAAATGAGAAATTTGAACTCA